CGGACCAATGTTTTTACCTGGAGCTATAACTCCTCCAATGCCTCCACCGGTTGCAGTTTATCAAGCTCCGCCATTTGTAGATACAAATATACAACAAGAATATATTGAAAAAGGATTAACATTTAAATCAAATAATAAATTTATCAATCAAAGAAATGCGGCTGGTAATTTATTATTTGAAGAAAATTCTCAAAACAATCAAAATTTAATCATAGAGCCGGCTATTGAAACATATACTAATAAATCATTTATTGAAGCAGTTAATACACAATTTAATTATTTTAAATTTCCTGCTAGAATTGGAGTCGACTCTACTTTAGATTTAACATTTAATATGGATTTTGATATTAAAGACACAGGTACTGATCCAATAACTGGATTTCATGTATTAAATCCAAAAGATGCATCAGGCGCTGATATTGGAGATTATGTAACAATGACTAAGTCATATCCTTTAAGTGCGGTTAGCGGGATTGATATTAAATTAATGCCAATTGATAAAACTATAGACGGCGCTCCTATAGACAAAGATTTCTCGGCTTTTGTATTAACACCATCAAAAATAAAATATGTTAAAGAAGGAAATAAAGCAATTAAAATCGTTGCAGACTATACAGGTAGGCCACAAAATAATGTTGATACTGGATTTGTGTTAGCGTTAGATAGGAAAATGCCTGTAGTGTATAGAAATTGGCCAAGTAATGCTGGTTCGTTATATTATAATAGATATCCACATTCTTATAAAACATCTGCACAATATGGTGGAGGTAGTTCTCAAGATCATAGTCAAACATATGTATCTGTTAATTTAACTTATGTAATAGATCCAAATGACATGATAGAATATGATCAGTATAGTTTTAGAACTGTTTCTGGTGGCGATTCTTGGTATTTAAGACAAAGTGTTAAATTTGATATTTCAATAATAGATGATCCAGGACCTGGAGGATACGGTAAACAATAATGTTAAATCAATATTCAAATATAGACCAAATTTTAAATTCAAAAGAGTCATTAAATGCTCGTAGATTAGATTCTGTTGATTATCAATTATTAGATTATCCAGACTATAGAATTAGTTATAATGCTCAATTAGATTCTACGTCAACACAAAAAGTTGAATTTCATGTATATTCTAATGACACGTGGATAACAGGTAATCATTCTATACAAGCTTCTAGTTTAAGTCCTAATATTACAGATACCGAAACAGATACTTTTATTCCATTTCCGTTTGCTTCATTGGATATTAATTTATATTCAGAATTTAATTCGTTAGGATTAACTGCAGGTAATTTTAGATTTGTTTTAAACTTTTTTGAAAATTTAATTGGAAGTTATGACAATCAACATTTAAAAGTATCAGAAATATCTCCAGATCGTACAGAAGTAAAATTAACATTAATTGATAAAAACAATCAATCAGCATTAACTCAATTAGTTAATTATATTGACGATGTTAAACAAACTGACTTAAATGATAATGTTGTCAATCCTAATGTTACTGAAACATACTTATTAAATTTTAGTCAAAATAATTGTATACAATTTGTTAATAGTGTAGTTGTAGGAGAGCATTTATATGTAAAACTTTTAAATCCATTACCATTAGATATTAATTTAAAATTTAAATGTTGGGTTGTAAAAGAAAAAAAATTACCATATATTGACACTGTTGAAATAACACCGGAAATATTATCATCAATACAAGAAACTTTATCTGGGCCAAATTGGCAAGCAAATACAAATGCAACTGATATTTCAACAGAAACAGATTTAAAGTCTTGGAATGATTTATTAGGATCATCAATTCAAACTTCACAACAGATAATTGATTCATATTTTTCAGGATCATTATCTGGAATAAATTTAAATATAGATTATTCTGATTTTAATAATTTTATATTTTATAGTTCAGCTACAGAAAGATTAGATAATTTTAGATATAAATTAGGATTAATTGAAACATATACATCACAATCATCTGTTATTTCAAATATTAATAGTGCTGTTAGTACAACTAATGCAAATGATTTTACTCAATTAAAAACAAATTTAATATCTGGATTTGATGAATTTGAAAAATATCTTTATTATGAATCTTCTTCAATATTATTCACTTACGATCAATATAATAGTATCGATGTTAATGTTTCAGAATTAACTGGAAGTTATGTACAACCAACTCCTAAAAGTAATTCTACTAAACCTTATTCATTGATGTCAGTTACTAGTAGCAACTTTGTTAATTGGTATGATTCATTATATAATTCAGCTGAATTGTATGATAGTTATAATACTAATATTTTGACAAATGGTATTCCGGAATTTATTAAATTTGATTCAAATAATTCTGATATGAATATTTTTGTTAATATGTTAGGACATCATTTTGATATTTTATATACATATATTAGATACTTAACAAAAATGTATAATCGTGATGAACATCCACATCGTGGTGTTCCTAATGAATTATTATTTCAAGTTGCAAAACAATTTGGATGGAATTTATCTATAGGAAATCAAGGATCAAATTTATGGGAGTATTTATTTGGAACTAATGAACAAGGAATTCCTATTACAGGATCATTGTCAGTAGGAGATCCTGCAGTATCAAAACGTGATATTACATATGGTATTTGGAGAAGAATTGTTAATAATTTACCATTATTACTAAAATCAAAAGGAACAAAACGAAGTATACGAGCATTATTATCATGTTATGGTATTCCACAATCTATGATATCTATTAATGAATATGGAGGTCCTAGAATAACAAGAGCTCCTATTTATGAAACAAATGAATTTAATTATGCATTAGATTTAATTAATAATCCAGCTGGTACGGTTACTGTAGATTATACTAAGCCTATTCGCTCTGTAGAACTAAGATTACGAACAGATAATGTATTAACTAATCCTTCGGTACCATCTACTATGAATTTATATTCAATTGGTGTAAACAATGTTACAATTGATTTTAATAGCGGCACATTAGGAACATTAAAAATTAATACAACTGCATCTGGTCAAATTGAATGTTTTGATGGAGAATATATTAATACATTACTCCGAAGTGGTTCAAATGGTACATTAGAATTATTAGCACAACGTTCTAAGTATGGAAAAATTATAACAACAGTTTCAGCTTCTATTACAGGTAGTTTTCCAAATACTGGTACGATATCATTAGGATTAAATCCAGGAGGTAATGCTGGAAATAGATTACAAGGACAACTTCAAGAACTTAGATTATGGACTTCTAGTTTAGATATAAATGCATTTTCTAATCATACAAAAGCACCAGGAGCATATGATGGAAATTCTGATGCATACGAGGAATTAGTTGCAAGATTTCCATTAAATGATAAAATTAATCATACATTAACTTCTAGTTTACAAGGTGTTGAACCAAATTCTTCGAATATATCTGCATCTTTTGTTGGATGGTCTTCTAATGAGCCGTATAATTCGCAAGAAGAAACATATTATTATGATGCAATTTCTGCAGGAAATGATACATTAGATGATAATAAAATACGAATTGAATCAAATAATTTGATTAATGGATTATCTCCAGATTCTAGAGCTGAACAAAGTCAATTTGATAAAGCTCCATTGGATTCAGCTAGGCTAGGAATATTTTATTCTCCTCAAACAATGATTAATGACGACATAATTGCACAATTAGGATTTGTTAATTTAGAAGACTATATAGGAGACCCTGCAGATCAAGATGCAAATTCATATCCAGCATTAAAGAAATTTTCTGAAACATATTGGAAAAAATATTCTGAAAAAAGTAATATAAATGAATATTTACGTGTTTTTAGTTTATTTGATTTATCATTTTTTGGACAAATTGAACAATTACTTCCAGCACGTGTAAATAAAATAACTGGATTGTTAATACAACCTACATTATTAGAACGAAGTAAAGATTCTACAAAAACTGGATATTTACAACGAAGTAATGAAACATATGACGCTAATTTAATTGTTTCAACAGAAACTCAAAATATTACATCATCATATCAATTCATTGAATCAGAGTTAATTGTAAATTCAGAAGATCAAAATATTATATCTGGATCTGTAGCAGATAATTATATAGCTTATTTAACTAGTAGCACTTCGTATACATCAACTCCATATTCATATGATATAATATATCGATATAGTGGATCATGGGTTACTGGATCTACACCGTATTGGGAATCAGAAGCAATATTACCGACAATTACCGGATCAAGAGTTTCTAGTATATTTAAAACAATGATTCAATCTTCTAGTATAAGCTCTAGTAATGGAGGATATGGATCAGGAACATATGGATCTTCAACATATGGTAGTTCTGGAGCTGGTAGTTCTGGAGTAACTCAATATTTTAATTTAACTGGTTCATTTGCTGAAGTTCAAGATTTTAGTCCAATTGGAATGGAAAATGCTAGATTTAATGGATCTAAATTAATTGGAAAAGATTTTAATATTGAACCAACAAGATTTACTGGTAATTTTAAAACAATTGATGGAGGACCAGTTGTAGAGTTTTCTGAAGTTAATCCAAATAATATTACAGTTAGTACTCCAAGTAGTGAAGGTTCGTTTAAAGTAGAAAAAATACGTGAACGTAAAACTAGAAAAAGAAAAAGAAGATCTGGAGAAGAACCAGAAGAGTTTTTTAAATAAAAACAACAAAAATTTTATAAGATAATATTTATTAAAAATAAAAGGTATATACAATGGGATATTTAAATAATAGTACAATTACAGTAGATGCTATTCTAACCAAAAAAGGAAGAGAGCTATTAGCAGCTGGTAGTTCTGATTTCAATATCACACAGTTTGCATTAGGAGATGATGAAGTAGATTACGGATTATGGAATATTAATCATCCATTAGGATCAAGCTATTATGGAATAT